TGAGGTCGGTGTCAACTTTCAGAGCCAGCTGGTAGCCAGCGTCTTCAGTGTAGAACTGTCGCAGAGAGGACAGAGCCTGTACTTCTACGATGTCTTCGATCAGACGCGAGTACTCAAAGTGACGGTCTACAGTGATCGTCAACTCTGACTCAAGGTTAGCCTGAATCGTAACAGCTACAGCTTCTGCCTTAGCAGATGCAGCGCCACGAATGGGCTTAGGTACGTGAATAACGTCACCCTTCTTGCCAGTCATAGCGAGACGCTTGACAAGGGGAGCCATCTTCAGGTTCTTTTGATAAGCGGCAATTACTTCATCCGACCAAATCTCGGGGATGAAAGTACCCGCAGCAGTTTTGTCTACTACAGCATTAGCTGTAAAATAGGCACCAGAGGTTTCACCAGCCATTGTAATTCTCCTTTAGGCTATTTAACTCGACCCTCTGCGTATGCTTTTAGTAACTCGTCCGACATGGACTGATAACGCTCTGGGTCGGTTCGCATAAGTTTAATAATGTCAGCACGACGATAAACTTTTCTGCGTGATCCTTCTGCTGTTCCGCGAGCGTTGCCTGTGTTGGCTGACTTTACTGCACTCTTACGGGCTTCTTTTTCAGCTTGCGCTGTTTGTTGAACTACTTGGTTACGCTCTTTCCAGAGACTAAACAGTTCGTTCGCAGAATCGTAATCGTACCCTTGGTCAGCCTGAACAAACAACTGTGTTCGGACTTTTGATCCTTTGATCCACTCAGCAAACTTAGGGTCTTGCAGAATCTGTTCCATCTCAGGATGTTCAGATTTTAATTGTGCAAGAGTAGCCTGTTGTTTGTATTGTTGTGTATAAGCTTCTGCTTCTTTAATCTTAGGATGATTGTCTATAGCTCGGTTAACAGCTTTGTCAGGATCAACAAAGAAATCTACATCATCTTCATCGTCAAATTGTTGCTGTTGTTGAGGTGCTTGTTGTGCGACAAGTTGTGTTTGAATGTGGTTATCCACAAGTTTGCGTAGTTCACCAACTTCAGTACTTTGTTTGCCTGAAAACTTTTCAAGCTCTTGGTGCATCTGTACAAGGTCTTCAACAGATTTACCACGGTACTTTTCTGGTAACTCAGGTTCCTGTTCAGGTTGTTCCTCTTCAGGAGTCTCTACAGTATCCTGTTCTAGCTCTTGTGTTGTGGACTCTTCTTGTTCTTCTAAACGCTCGTCTATTAATGTTGCTCGTGACATTCTAAACTTACCCCGCCTATTATTATTAGGTTATGGAGGATTAAATGGGAGTTGCCTCTATTGAGATTCCCGACTCTTTTGCCCAGCTTGCTCGTGTTCACGTACCCACTTCATGTGCCTACCGGGAAAATCCCCAGAGGCACCGTCGAGTATGTGTTGAGTTGCTGATGCAATTTTTGTAGCGTTAGCGCCACACCCGCACCTACTGGATGTGACGTTTCCTTCTACAAAATCTTCAAAGGTGTGTCCGTTAGTACAACGAAAATCAAATACTTTAATCATCTTCGTCTGGAGGACTAGTAGCTTCCTCGTAGTTAGTTTTAACGATAGTTTCCATGTTTAGTAAGTGGGCTAATACGTTTAGTTGTCCCTTACGAAAGAACATATCGTCAGCATCTTTAGCCGCTTCAATACTATTAATTTGTATAGCATTGTTTCCAAAGTCCTGCATAAGTTGTTTCCAACCATCAGTAAGAAAAAGACTAAAGTAGTTGTCGTAGTATTGTTGTGTTTCTTGATCCACGTGAGGCCTCTTAGGTTGTCTCTATAGTTTATATAAGTATGTACTAAGTACATAGTACTATTATATCATATTTTTATAACTTTGTCAAGAGTTATTTTTTACTTTTGGTAGTTTTTCGCCTTCTACCAGAGGCTGTAACTGCGTGTTTTATCTTAGCTGGCCCAGTTTTACGTCGAGATGACGAGGCTTTTTCACCTTTTGTCATCTTAGCTGCGACAGCTTTGGGTCTGCATGAAGGGTATGGACGTTTAGATTTAGTAGCAGATTTACGTCCACAGGGCTTTCCGGTCTTTACATCGACCCACTCTTCCTTGAACCATTTCTTAAGTGCGGCACCTTTTTTACTTTTTCTTACGGCCACTTTTGTTACCCCAGTTTTTAGCGCCTACCTTGCGGCACTTAGCTACAGCACCAGACGCGTATGCAGAAGGCCATACCTTGTAACGGGCTTTGACCTTCTTTGCACACGCATCGTTTGCCTTTTTCTTTTTCTTAGCAGGCATTAGTAACCCTTCATCCTCTTTACTTTTTTGCCTGTTTTCTTGGCAGCTGCTTTAGCTTTGGCTTTACCCTTAGCGGTGTACGGATACTTTTTCTTTCCTACCATCGGCATAACTATCTCCTTACCATTTAGATTTATTAGCCCAATAAGCCGCGGACATTTTACCTTTGGCTATATTCTTAGCATGACGAGCCTTGAAAGATTTACGTCGTGCTTTTTCTTTAGCGGTCTTAGGGTTTTTACCTGCACCGCTAACCCCCTGCTGTCCGTAGCGTATTGTTTTTACTTTGTCGCCTTCCTTAGCAACAACTACGTGAGACTTTGTTGGATGATTAGGCGTCCGCTTCGGCTTGTTGTACCCGCTTACTCCTGCTCGTGCTAGTCTTGGATCCTTTTTCTGTGGCATTAACTTTCTCCTCCAGTTCTTTGACCCGGTTCTCCAGCAAGTCCAATTTGTTGAACTGCTCTTGGAACGCTTGGTTGATTTGGTGCAGGAAGCTGTTCATTTCCGTTTGTGTCATTAGCATTTGGACGTTTACCTTCTATTTGGCTTTCTTTTAAAAGTACATCTGCAACTTTGAGTCTACGCTCAAATTCTTTATCTTCCTGATCTCCTTCTTTAAGATTACGAGTAATTGCTTCAATCTTTTCAATTTGAAGCTCTTCAGGAGCCAGTTGCGTTTCGATAGCGTACTTAGCAGCTCGTGCTTGAGACTCAGCAGCTTGTGCGTTAAGAGCAGCAGTTTGACTCTGCTGGAACTCAACTTGAGCCTGTTGTGCTGCCATAGCCATTTGTTGAGCTTGAGGATCAGGCTGAGATGCTTGTTGCATTGCTGCAATTAACTCATCGCGGTTGCTTAAGTTCATGTTGTCAATAATGCTTTGGATCAACACAGGGTACAGCGGACTGTCTTGTTTCATGGTTTGTAACAGTTGTACCAGCTGAGTAACCTCGTATTCCCTAGCGATAATACCTAGAGTAGACGTAGCATTAAACTTGTAGTCAGCTACAGGGTAATTTTCAGGGTCAAACTGCATATATCTGTGTGCAGCTTTAGTTACAAACGGCAGCAGAAACGATTGCTGAAAGTTAATCAATGTACGTTTGTGACGCTTAATAATAGCGCCAAGAGACATACTTATACCTGCTGCTGTTGCTTCTCCGTTAACCTGTCCAGCAATGCCAGCGGAGTCAACGGCTCCTGTAGCTTGCTGAACCATCTGTTGAAGCGCTGAAGCTTGTGCAAAAGTAATTTGATTAACTTGACCAAAGTTGAACGGTTGTAATACTTCACGCGGATCTCCGTTAGTCAGAATCATCTTGCCCGGACGAATCTCAGGTTTAGCGCCTCGGGGTAGACGTGTTGCGTCAATAGCCATCATAGGATGAATCGTGAGACTCAGTGCGTCAATCCTAGCGCGTAGCTCGGTATCCAGAGCCTTCTGGCTGTTGTAGCCTTTCTCGCACACACCACGGCCCCAGAAGCGGCCCGGAACAACGTCCCAAGGAAACGCGACTACAGGACGATCACCCATCATGTACGGGTTAGCTTCAGCTTTTAGCAGTGTTCCGCCGTTAGCGATAACTACGATAGCCTCAACATACATAGACTCATCTTCTACTTCAACGTCTTCTGCCTCAAGCAACGCACGGGGCACAAGCCCGTAGTACTTCGTCAACCGTACTTTGTCGTCGTTGTATATCGTGAGGTCTTGGTCAGGTTCTAGGTCTGTATCAGGAGCCGCTGATTCAATGAAAGCCTCACGGTACACACCTTGTTCCTGCAGTAGTTCTACGCTGTGCTTAGACACAAACTCGTCAATAGCAACACCCATAGCGTCTTCTACAGACGTAGCTACAGGGTCAATTAAAAAGTTCTGCGGTAGTACCGGCTTAAGTTTGATAACAACCCTGTCGGTAATGTTGACTCCTACAGCCGTAAGATCACCACCCATAATGGGTTGAGTCGCTGGAGCCATTTCTTTAATTTCTTCAAGGACTACCTCCCCAACACCTGTGCCAAATACGGCAGCATTAATTAGGCACTCTGCAACTGCTTTACGTACTTTACATGCCTCAAAGTCTTCTGTTAGCTTGTTACGCAGGTACTGAATGTCCTGACGCTCTGGGTCGTTCATGTCATCAGCAATGTCAAACCATTTGCCACGACCAAAAGTAGCT